AGCCACAGAATGAAATTCTGTGTTCAAAGGGGCTTGGGGGCGCTGCCCTCAACAAGCAAGCGGAGAGGAAAATCACAAAGGGATTTTCTTCTCTGCGGGCCTGTGTGTATTAACACAGGCATTGCTTGCTGCCCGCTTTCCGTCCGCTATTTTTTCTCGATCAGCTCCTGTAAATCCCGCTTGACCTGGGTATAAGTCAAAGCGGGAATGGGAATGGAGATGCCCGAAATCAGCTCCGCTTCAAACCGCCGCAGGGCGACAATATACAGCGTGTTCACAAGATAGCCCCGCCGCAGCGGGTAAAACACTTCCGGCAATCTCTCTTTCAGCTCCCGGTAGATATAATTGCAGCTCACGACCCGGTCAACGCAAACTAATTCCGTCCGCTTATCCCGGCTTTTGGCGTACAGAATGGTATAGGGATTGACATACACCGTCTGATTGCCGCTGGGAAACGCTATGCGCCGGCCGACGGGCTGTTCCAGCAGCAGATTGCGGACAAACCGCGTCGTGTTCATATCCATCTTCAAAATGCTGCGCTCGCCCTCAATGTCCGGCTGGGTGTACTCATAGGAATTGTGCTGATGTACCATTTTCAGCTCGCCGCCGATCAGCCGCCAGCCGATGGTAAAACAGTTGACGGCCCCAAGCTGGTTGTGCCTGCTTCTCACTGCAATCTGGCCGCAGACCTGCGCCGCTGTTTCGCCCAGCGGGACAGGGTAATATTTTTCCGACACCACGTCCACCGCCCTGCCCTCAAAGCCCTTGAAATGTTCCCGTATCGCGCTGCCGCCAAAGAGCATTGGCTCGCCGGTGCCGAGGTAGATGCTGTCCGGGCAGAGATAGTCAAACCACCGTTCCAAATCCCCCGCGTAGTGGGCGTGGAACAGCTCTTTTGTGAGCGCGGTAATTTCCTCTAAATGGATTTGCTTCTGCTTTTTTTCCTTTGCCATAATCTGTTCCCCCTTGTCTGCTTCCATTGTACCAAAATACGGCGGGCAGCACAAGAGAAAACACATCATTCACGCCGTATCACACTTCATTCGTTCCAAACCTATTGACATCCAAAACGCCGTATCGTAAAATATAGGGAAAGGGAAAATTATGCGCTTTTTTGCGGGAAAAGAGGTTGACAAACTATGCCGTTGAACAATATACTTACGACAGACAGACAGAGGTAAATCTGCCTGTTTTTGTGCTGTCCGCATATCGCTATAGCAGAGGAAGCAGTTGTCCATTCCAGCCGGATGGATGACCGCTTCCTTTTTGCGTTTTTTGATAGACCAGCACAGGAACAGGAGGATGACTATGAAATTAAAGAAACGGATCGCCGCCCTGCTGATGGCGGGCGCGATGGTATGCTCCACTTTGCCGGTAAATGTACTGGCGGTGGAAAATTCAAATCGAAATGTAGGCGGTTTATGCGAACACCACGCCGAACATACGGAGGATTGCGGTTACACCGAGGGCAGCGAGGGGACGCCCTGCAATCACGAACACACCGAGGACTGCTATACCCTTGTGACAAGCTGTGTCCACAAGCATACGGCGGACTGCTACCCGGCAGAAAGCGTATCGGACAACACAGCCAGCCCGTCCGATGCGGAAAATCGGGAGCCAACCGAGTGCAGCCACGAGTGCAGCGAGGACACCGGCTGTATAAAAAAAGAATTAGACTGCAAACACGAACATGACGAGGCTTGCGGCTATGTCCCGGCCACTGAGGGGAGGCCCTGCGGTTATATCTGCGGCGAGTGCGACGTAGAGGACGAGCCGGAAACGGTCACCCCCTCTAATGCGGCGCAGCTTTCCGCAGGGGACGTGCAAAAGCTGATCGACGCCCTACCCGCAACGGACAAGTTGACGACCATGACAAAAGATGAGCAGAACGCAGTTTACGCCGACTTGCAGGCGGCATACGAAGCCTACGAAGCCCTGACCGAGGACGAACAGGCACTGCTTACCGGGACAGAGGTTTTCGAGAGCCTGTTCCACTTCTTCAATGGTATGGTCAATTTACTGGCGGAGAACGGCGTTTCCTATTTGGACGAAAACGGCAGTAAACAGACAGCAGATAATGTCACTGTGGTGGAAAGCAGCACAACCGCATGGAATGACGGCTGGTATGTAGTCAACGGCGCTGTGACCATCGGCAGCCGCGTCACCGTCAGCGGCGAGGTTCATCTGATTCTGGCAGACGGCGCAAGCCTGACCGTCATCGGCGGCATCAATGTGACAGAGGGCAACAGTTTTTCCGTTTATGCCCAGTCTGTCGGGGAAAACACGGGAAGGCTGACCGCAAACAGCGGCGGCTGGGATGCGGGCATCGGCGGTGGAAACGGGAAGGCTGCAGGCACAATCACCATCCACGGCGGCGAAGTGACCGCAAACGGTAGCAACGGCGGCGCGGGCATCGGCGGCGGAAGCGGCGCCGGATTTGATACTTCTGGCGGCAACATCACCATCCACGGCGGCAGTGTCACCGCAACCGGCGGAGATTATGGAGCCGGAATCGGCGGCGGAAATAGTGGTTCTGGCGGCACAATCACCATCCACGGCGGCAATGTCACCGCAACCGGTGGAGATTCTGGAGCCGGAATCGGCGGCGGATATACTGGTTCTGGCGGCACAATCACCATCCACGGCGGCAATGTCACCGCAACCGGTGGAGATTTTGGAGCCGGAATCGGCGGCGGATTAAATGGTTCTGGCGGCAACATCACCATCCACGGCGGCAGTGTCACCGCAACCTGCGGATCTTTGGCAGCCGGAATCGGCGATGGAAATGGTGGTTCTGGCGGCAGCTTCGCAACCGGAACGGACGGTCATGCCCTGATTGTTGCCGATGGGGGTATCAGCGATACAAGCAATCAGAATAGTTGGAGCGGCATTATCTTCGATGGAAATACTGGCACAGTCTATGGAGATCAAACCCTGCAAGAGAATTTGGAGATTCCATCGGGCAAAACACTGACCATACCGGAAAACACCACCCTGACTGTGAACAGCGGCGTGACCCTCACCAATAACGGAACAATCACAGGAGACGGCACTCTGGGTGGCGAAGGAAATCTTGTGGGTTCCGGCACCGTTGCAAATACCATTCGGAACAATCTGCAAAAGGATTCGAATGTAACGGTCAACGTCAGCCCATCACCGGCACCCTACGGTTCCAAGGTGAACATCACTGCCACCATATCCAAAGCGGCCACTATATCCAGAGCGGCCACTATATCCAAAGCGGCAAATGCCATCACTCGTGCAGCAGAAAATCAAGTGGAATTTTTCGTTGGAACAGACAGCAATAAGAGAAGCCTTGGCACAGCAAATGTCAGCGGCGATGCTGCCACCCTTTCCGATGTGGAAATTTCACAAGAGAAAGGCTTTGCGGTTGGAGAAAATACTATTACCGCCGAATATGGCGGCAGCATGGGGCTGAAGCCGCAAACAGGCAGCACCCGGCTTACGGTAAAGGGAGATTTGAAGGATGCCATTGTGACGGTGAACGGCGAGTATTTTTATACCAATTCTCCCATTATCCCAGAGGTAAGTGTAACATGGAACGGTACGCAGCTTACAAAGGACACCGACTATACGGTTAACTATACGGATAACACCAATGTGGGCAATGCTACCGTAACTGTCACCGGTACAGGCAACTATATCAGCACAAAAACGGGGAGCTTTACCATCGCTCCGGCCCAGCTGAACGACGCGACAGTGAAAGTAAACGGCACCTATACCTACACCGGCCAGGCGCAGACCCCAGCCGCTGGTGATGTGGTTGTCACACTGGGCGGCAAGACCGTCCCCAGCGATCAGTACACCATCGGCGCCAGCAATAATATCAATGCTGGGCAGGCGACCGTAACTGTGACCGCGAAAGCAGGTGGAAACTACACCGGTTCAGCCAGCGGGAACTTTACCATCGCTCTGGCCTCGCTGAACGACGCCAAGGTGGAGGTCAGCGGCGGGCCGTTTACCTATGACGGAACCTCCAAAGATCCCACTGTGACGGTGACGCTGGACAGTAAGACCCTGAGTGCAAGCACAGACTACACCCTCTCCTATTCCAACAGCAACGGCGGGGACGGAAACCTCACCAATGCCGGAACGGTCACAGTGACCGCCACCGGTAAGGGCAATTACACAGCCACCGCCACAGGGACATTTACCATCAACAAGGCCCAACCGAACTACACGCCCCCTACCGGTCTGACCGCCACTTATGGCGACACGCTGAAGGATGTACCTCTGACAGACGGCTGGGCTTGGAATGATCTAAATACTTCGGTTGGCAATGTAGGAGAGAACACCTTCCCTGCTACTTACAACAAAGATAGTAGCGGCAACTATAACCCGGTACAGCAAAACCTTACAGTGAAGGTAAGCCCTGCTTCTTATAAGATCACGCTGACCGGGCAAGCGGGCAGCCCCGCGCAGATTACTCTGAATGAGGCTGTGGTAGAACCCGGCAACACCGGCGCGGCAGTCAGCTACGGCATGAATACCACCAACACAGCCCCCAGTAAGTGGCAGGCAGAGAAAGTATTCTCCGGCTTGACCGCAGATACCACATACTACTTCTTCGCAAAGGTGGGGGCCACCACCAACTATGCGGAAACCATCAGCACAGGCGTGGCGATTACCACCCCCGAAAAAGAGGTCAGCAGCATTTCCATCCAAACCCAGCCCGCCAAGCTGGCCTACACCAGCGGCCAGACGCTGGATCTGAACGGCCTGTCGGTGCAGGTAAGCTATAGAGACAACACCAGCAAAACCATTGGCTGGGACGCCAACAAGCTGACCGCCGAACCCGCCCAGGGCACGGTGCTGACCGTTACTGAGCATAGCGGAAAAACTGTCACCATCAGCTATGGCGGAAAAACGGCCAAAACCGATGCACTTACCGTGGGTAAGGCAGAGCAGGCGGCTCTTTCCATCACCGGCAAGCCCACTACCGTCTACAACGGGGACACCTTTACCTTGACGACCACCGGCGGTTCCGGTACAGGGACGGTCACATGGGAGATCATCAGCGGCCCCGCAACAGTGGATGCCAACGGTAAGGTTACGGTAACTGACATCGGCGAAATTCAAATCAAAGCGGTCAAGGCCGCAGATACCGAATACGCCCAGTCCGAGACAACCATTGCGCTGACAGCGGTGAAGAAACCCAGCAGCGGCGGGGGCAGTTCCTCTGGCGGTGGCTCGTCCTCCGGTAGTGGTTCTTCTTCCGATAACGGCGATTCCAGCGGCTCCACGGTTGTAGAGCGTCCGGATCAGACCAAACCGGAAATCCCTACCACCAGCCAGACCAAGCCGGCAACACCGGATAAAAACGGAAATGCCAGCATTAACGGCAACGCCGTACAGGACGCAATCAACAAGGCCACCGCTGACGCGAAGAAAAATGGAACCACCGCAAACGGCATTGCCGTAACGGTTCCCATCCAGAACGCGGCAGATGCAAAGAATCTTACCATCACCATCAAGGCACAGACGCTGGACAAGCTGGTGACGGCAAAGGTACGCCGGTTTGAGATTATTACAAACGGCCTGCCCTCTTTTGGATTTACATTGGATACCTTGAAGATGCTGAATGCCCAGTCCAAGGGCGGGGATCTGATTCTGCGGGTTTCCAAAGCAGCGGTCACTTCCGCTGAGGCAAAAGCGGCGATTGGAACAAGACCGGTCTATGAGTTCTCTCTGGTTGATGGCAAGGAAGCGCCCCTCACCGATTGGCAGGGCAAGACGGTTTCCGTCAAACTGCCCTATACCCCGGCGGCAAACGAACAGGCCGGAAACCTATATGTAGCTTATGTGGACGGAAATGGCAAGGTACAATGGCTCACCAAGTCCAGCTATGACGCGGATCAGAAAGCCGTGATTTTTGAAGCACAGCATTTTAGTATCTACGGCGTAGGCTACAAGAACCCGGTTCCGAACTTCACCGACATCAATGGTCATTGGGCCAAGGAACACATCCTGTTTGCAGTCAGCCGCGGGCTGTTCTCCGGCACCAGTGAAACCACCTTCAGCCCGAACGCCACCCTGACACGGGGAATGTTTGTCACCGCCCTGGGACGGCTGGCAGGCATTGATCCGGCGGATTACCAGACCAGAAAGTTTACCGATGTAAAGGCCGATGCCTACTACTCCCCCTATGTCAACTGGGCAGTGAGTAAGGGAATTGTCAGCGGTACGACTTCCACCACCTTTGCCCCGGACAGCAATATCACCCGTGAGCAGATGGCAGTAATTATGAAGAACTACGCTGACAAGATGGGTTACTCCATCCCGAAAACGCTGGAGGCTGTGACCTTTGCCGATAACGCACAGATTTCTTCCTGGGCAAAGGATGCGGTCAAGGCTATGCAGCAGGCGGGCGTTCTCTCCGGCAAGGAAAACAACCGGTTTGACCCGCAGGGCAGCGCCACCCGCGCCGAGGCGGCTACTGTCCTGCACCGGTTTGTGGAGATCGTCATTGACCCGCAGTCCGCAAACGGCTGGCAGCAAAATGACAGCGGCGAATGGAGTTACTACAAGGACGGAGAGCCGGTCAAAGGCTGGCTCTCCGACGACCAGAAATGGTACTGGCTGGACAAGGCCACCGGTAAGATGTTCTCCGGCGGCTGGAAGCAGATTGATGGCAAGTGGTACTACTTCTACGCAGACGGCTCTATGGCGGTCAGCACCAAAGTGGACGGCTACGAAGTTGGCGCAGATGGCGCGAGAAGATAACTGACCACAAATTTAGAAAGGACACGAAGCAGCATTGGAGTATATTGAAACAGTAACAATAGATGCCGCAAGCGGTTTTCGGGACATATAACTTCTACTGCTTTGTTCCATTCCCATAGCGGTGCAAGGGAGGCTGCTTATGGGTAGATACCCCTTTTGACCTTTCTCCACCGCTAACAGGTGGAGACTTCCAAAATAACATATCCAGTCCGATTAGGGCGCAAGTGAACTTACCATCACTTGCGCCCTATTTTTGTACGCCTTTTTTCGATAAGAACCCCCCATTTTCTGTATTCAAAAACAAAAACAAAAACCGACGGAAGTATCACAAAAAGTCCGACAAACCTCCACCTGCCGAACCATATTCCCCAACGGTTCGACATAAACGGTTCCGCTGTGTCGGCTGCCGTTCACCGCCCTCCGAAAGTTTGAAAACCTATCCACCTTTCAAACTTTTCGGAGGTAACGGCTATGAGTAAAAATCGTGAAGAAAGGGCGAATTATTATCTTTACATAGATGGACAGACTGTGCCGGTAAGCGAACAGGTCTACCGTGTGTATCAGCACTACGAACGGAAAGAGGAATACTTTTCCTATGATCTGAAAGTGGAAAAGTTCCAGAAAGAAACCGCCTCTTTCCTACCCAGCCGCGAGGATTCCTATGAACGTCTGCTGGAACAGGACAAGCAGTTTGCCGCACCCGGAAAAAGCGTAGAACAGCTTGCAGCGGAACATCTGGAAGCAGAGCAAGTACGCTTCTGTCTTTCCAAATTAAGCGAGGACGAGCGAGATCTGATTTTACTGCTTTTCTATCAGGAAAAGACGGAACAGGAAGTCGGGAATATGCTACACATTTCGCAGCAGTCGGTCAATAAGAGAAAACAGACGCTACTGTTGAAGCTGAGAAAAATTTTTGAAGAATTTTTCTAAAATCGGTTGTTAAACTACTTTCCCAACGGGGAAATAAGTGAGGGGGTCTATCTCTCTCATGCAGCTTGACAACTGAATAGACGGCATTTCCGGTACATAACCCATGTACGAGCGAATCAGGCGCGCCGCGAAGATGGACAGCCCCAGGAGGTGATAAACAGGACTGTTCCGAGCGATCAACGCCAGCCTGAACCCCGAAAGTGGCATTTCGGGTGCGGTGACTGCATGGGGGCTTAAAGATACTTCCTCACGGCCTCCTAAAGACTTGGGGGGAACCCTGCGGCGCACGAGTAAAACGACGCTGCGGAGTTATGACAGCCGCGCCAGCGGAGACCGGGAATGTCCCCCTCGTCAGGGGTGCGTGGCAAATGTGACGAGTAATCCGAACAGAATAACAGTAGCCGCACCAGGTTTTTATCGGAAGATTTCTTTCAGACTGGTGCGGCTGTTTAAGTATTAAGATATTAAGGAGGCGAGAGTGATGTTTGAAAAATTCCATCGAGGTGACATATATTCGGCTGATTTAAGCCCTGGTATCGGCTCTGAACAAAGTGGCTCTCGTCCTGTACTCATTCTTCAAAATAATGTGGGAAATTGTTTCAGTCCTACGATTATTATTGCAGCAATTACCAGTGTAAGCAAAAAAAGCAGAAAGTTCCCCACGCATTACCACTTAAATGACAGATGCGGTTTGGTGAAACCATCTGTTGTTATGCTGGAACAGATCAGAACAATCGACAAGTCGAGGTTAAAAAACTATATTGGTCATCTAAACAAGGATGACATGGAAAACATAAACAAGACACTCTTGTGCAGTCTGGGGATTACATAAAAGTGCCAAAAGGCCGTATCATTTTCAGGCTGTGCAAGTAGAGTTATAATTTCGTTAGGAATTGCGGAGGTGATTCTGAATGGAGAATATCCAGAATAAAAGCGCATTGATTCCTTCAGATGAAATCCGGTCAGAAGAACTTCTGGCGGAACAAAAATTTGAAGCGTTTATCACTTCGCTGGCACATATCATCGAGAAATATGGTATGAGAGTGCTGGGCGAGGTTGACGGAGCTGCGTGAGAATCGCAGCTTTACATAGGATATTTTCCAAAAGTAAATTTTGGAGGTATGAATTATGAACCGATATGGAAAACGCTGTGTTTTGTATCCGAGGGTCAGCACAGAGATGCAAGTGGACGGATACAGCCTGGAAGGTCAAAAAAATATGCTGACACGATTTGCGGATCGTGAGGAAATGATCATTGTTGATACTTATGAAGATGCCGGTAAATCCGGTAAATCTATTGAGGGACGGCCTGCCTTTCAAAAAATGCTCAGAGATATTGAGGATGGCTTGGACATTGACTATATTTTAGTGTATAAGCTGTCACGGTTTGGCCGTAATGCAGCAGATATACTTAACTCTTTGGAGTTGGTTCAATCTTATGGTGTAAATCTGATTTGCATAGAAGAAGGGATTGATTCCTCTCAGACAAGCGGAAAACTTTTGATTTCTGTACTATCTGCTGTGGCTGAGATTGAGCGTGAGAATATTATCGAGCAGACGATGAACGGGCGGCGCGAAAAGGCACGGCAGGGTGGATGGAATGGTGGCTTTGCTCCCTACGGATATACACTGGAAGATAACAAGCTGATGATTGAAGAAACAGAGGCTGTGGCAATACGGAAGATTTTTGAATTATATACTTCATCGGAAATCGGTTTGGGTGGTATTGCGAATCAGTTGAACTTACAAGGTATACGGAAAATTCCGAGGCAGAATGGCACATTAGAGGATTGGACAGGACATTTTATTAAACTGATATTGGATAACCCGGTTTATTGCGGTAAAATTGCCTATGGACGGAGAACGAAGGAAAAAGTCAAAGGCACAAAAAACGATTACCAGATGAAAAGAAATGACGATTACATTCTGACAGAGGGACAGCATAAAGGAATCGTTAGTGAGGAGGTATGGGAAAAGGCTCATGCCAAGCGTCTTAGAACCGGAGTAAAGCAACCGTCAAAAATTGGGCGGGATCGAGTTCATTTGTTATCAGGTCTGCTGAAATGCCCGGTTTGTGGAAGTCCCATGTATACGAATAAACACGCATGGACAAATAAAGATGGCACTTACAAAGAAATTTACTATTATGTATGTAGTCGGAATAGGATGGTCAGGGGTAAGCATTGTGAATATAAGGCAATGCTGAAAAAGACCGATATTGAACCGATGGTCATTGAGGCAATTCGTGAGATCGTAAGGAATGAGGAATATGCCCAGGCCATTAAAAAACGGATTGGCGTTCAGATTGACACGAAAGCAGTGGATAAAGAACTGGAGGGCTATCAGGCAAAGCTGAAGGAAGTTGATCTGAATAAAACAAGATTGGAACGGGAAATTGACAGTCTCCCTGCTGATGCAAAATACCGGGAACGAAAGCTCCATGATATGACCTTGCGGTTAGATTCCCTATATGATGTCATTGTTGAGCTGGAGGAAAAAATCGAAGATGCCAGACTTCGGCGAGATGCAATTAAGCAGCAGGCAATTACTCTTGAGAATATTTACAAAATCATGGTGAATTTCGACTGCGTTTATAATATAATAAATGACGAAGAAAAGAGAAATGTGGTCACAGCCTTGATTAAGGAAATTGAAATTTACAGGAATGACGAGTCTGAATATCCGCTAAAGCGGATTGGTCTGAATTTTCCGGTGTTCAAGGATGGCGGGGAAGTTACGGAACTTTTGTGGGACAAAGGGAATACCGTTGAGACGGTTGTCTTACTTTCAAAGGGTGCTAAAGGTCCAGTGGATCTTTGCTCAGCGCGGACCGAAGTGGAACGGAGACTGGTCGACAGCAGGAAAGTGAAGGTTGACTTCTCGTTGGAGGATATGGATTTATCAGAGTTCAAGGGAAAAGCAACTTACGAGCAGATAAAAGCTTATGTGTTGGAACAGACAGGGCTTAAGGTTTCTTCACTGTATATTGCACAGATTAAGAAGAAATGCGGACTGGACGTGGGAGAGAATTTTAATTTACCTAAATCTGAGAATGCGAGACAGCCACAGTGTACACCGGAGAAGGAAGAAGCGATTATGCAGGCGTTTAAGCATTTCGGAATTGTATAGGATGTGCTATTGCAATTGATGGGTGTGTATTGTAGATGAACTATAAATATTGTTTAAGAAAGATAAGAGGTCAAGAACCATAGGGGGAAATTCATGAGAGATGATTTTTCACAATCTGTAAAGGATTTGTTAGCAAATCGGGTTGGATGGAAATGTAGCAATCCAAATTGTAGAAAAGCAACACGTGGAGCGGGAGTAGAGAAAACTACTATCATAAATATAGGGGTTGCATCTCATATTACAGCAGCATCTAAAGGTGGACCGAGATATGATGAAAACATGACGGCACAGGAGAGAAAATCTTTTGAAAATGGTATATGGTTATGTCAATCTTGTTCCAAATTGATAGATTCCGATGAAATGGGATATACAGTTGATAAATTGAAAAAATGGAAAGATATTTCAGAACAATTGGCTGTTTTAGAGTTAGAAGATGCAACAGTAGGTAAAAATGATAAAGATATAGAACTTATAAGATTTTATGTACAATGCTTTGATAGGCCAGCATTTCGAGATAGAATATGTATGGAAGGAAGAATGGAAGATTTTGATAAGGCTATCGAAGATACTATTATTGCATTGAATACAGGTGTACTTAGGACAAGAGATGGAAGTATATTGAAGAGGGCAGAGGGAAAATCGGTCATTGTAAATCCAGAGTGGAGAGAAAAATTTGATACAATTTATGATATATTAGTTGCCTTAAGAAAACGTCTGAGAATAGCGAAAAAGGAAGGTGCATATTCCACGTATGGTGAAGGTGAGGTAATGTACTGCTTTAATGACAGAAATTTAGAAGAATGGTTCGATTTCACGAGAGAGGAGATTTTAAAGATATTATCTTCAATGTGTGAGGAAATTGGAATTCATGGATTGCGGTTTCCTAGGAATCGATATAAGTGGTAACTTGATGCAAATGCATTAAAATATGCTGCTAAAGGAAATGCAATTATGCAGAAATTTTCAAATCATATGACTGTGGATAAGTAGTAGTGTATGTTGAAAATACAGATTATTATCGTAAAAAGGACATTCCTGAACCGTAATTATTACTGGTCAAGGGATGTCCTTTTTGGTTGCCTTGGAGTGTTCAAAGGACAAGGTAATGAAACTGAGAGTATTTAGACTGATAAAAATAATATCTATCTTATTTAATCTGGAGATAAGGATGGATGGGATGATTGTATGTACACTTTTCTTAAATCTGTTGGAAAAATGATGGAGGATGACATGGCAGTCAGTTACAAAAAATTATTCCTTTTACTGATAGAAAAAAATATGACGAATGCACAGTTGCAGCAGGAGGCTGGCTTCTCCGCAAATATCATCACACGGCTGAAACGTAATTGGTATATTTCCCTCGAAAGCGTAGAGAGTATATGCCGTGTTCTGAACTGTGGCGTTGACGATATTCTGGAATTTGCACCAGAGGATAACAGAGGAAAAGAGAATGGTTGATACCAAAAAGGAACAGGAGCGTGATGAACTGCATCGTGCAATATGGGCAATTGCAGATGAATTGCGTGGAGCAGTCGATGGTTGGGATTTCAAAAATTATGTTCTTGGCACGATGTTCTATCGTTATATTTCCGAAAACCTGTGTAATTACATAAACAGTGGTGAGATTGATGCGGGCAACACTGATTTTGATTTTGCAAAAATGCGAGATGAGGATGCAGAAGAAGCAAGAGGAGGTCTGGTAGAGGAAAAAGGATTTTTATCCTTCCGAGTGAACTTTTCTGTAATGTCCGAGCCAACGCTGCGAATGATGAAAACTTAAATGAAACACTAGAGCGTGTGTTCCGTCACATCGAGGAATCAGCGAAAGGCAGTGAGGCAGAGAGTGACTTTGCCGGATTGTTCGATGACTATGATGTAAACAGCAATAAATTGGGTTCTACGGTTGCAAAGCGTAATGAAAAACTTGTAAAACTGCTGAATGGCGTAGGTGAAATGAATCTGGGAGATGTGAAAGACCATTCCATTGATGCCTTTGGTGATGCGTATGAGTACCTTATGACTATGTATGCATCAAATGCCGGAAAATCTGGTGGAGAGTTTTTTACTCCGGCAGATGTGTCAGAACTGCTCACACGTCTTGGAACTGTAGGAAAAACAGAAATCAATAAAGTATATGAAATAAAGACCATTGGATTGATACAAAGATACGATACGCACAGACAACAGAATAGGCTTAAAACCGCTTGATAGAAGGCTTTTGAAATGCAGGATTTCGGAAGCTTTCTTTTTTTGTCTTTTTTGCAGTGTTTGACGAGCAGCGGATAGCGGCTGGGAGAATGGGTGGGTGCAAACAATGAACGATAGCAGAAAAGAGGTATCGTTCATTGTGAGCTATCGTGTAAAGGGTATTGGGTATCGTTCAGTGTGCAACAAGATAAATATCAACAAATATAATTAAATAGCAGATAAAGAAACAAAATATCAGAAAACTACTTGAAATTTGATTCGGAAAGAGGCATAATATAGTCTATATATTTGCGTTTATTTCACAAACCGCAGAGGTGATGTTATGATTGATAATAATTTAATGGATGACAATTACATAAGTATTGATGATGCTGCGGCGTATTTAGGAATAAAGACAGTCACTTTGCGCAACTGGATAAAGAAAAAGCCAGACATTCCGGCACATCGCGTGGGGAAACTCTGGAAGTTTAAGCGTTCTGAACTTGATGAATGGATAGCCAGTGGAAAAAGCGCGGAGTAATCATCAATACATTAGGAAGGAAGAATTACGATGCCTGAGATCAGATTATATAACGAGGACTGTATAGCAGCCATGAAAAAAGTGGAGGATAAATCCATAAGCCTGATAGTTACAGATCCTCCATACAACCTTGGAAATTTCATGAAGAATAGAGATACCAATCTTAGCAAAATGCGAGATAACTTTTTTGGTTCTGCCGGATGGGACGATATGGAATTTGATGAGTGGGAAAAATCAATGGATGACTTTTTCAAGGCGGCGGCAAAGGTCATGAGAAAAGGCGGTACAATGATTGTATTTATGGCAATTATTAAAGTGGAAACAATCATTCGGTTGGCTGAAAAACATGGTTTTTACTATAAGACGACGGGCATATGGCATAAAACAAATCCAATGCCAAGAAACATGAATTTGCATTTTGTAAATTCAACAGAAGCTTGGATATATTTCACATACAAAACTCGAACCGGAACCTTTAACAATAGTGGAGCCTTGATTCATGATTTTATAGAGACATCGGTTACTCCGAATGGAGAAAGAAGATATGGTAAGCATCCAACACAAAAGCCGGAAAGTTTAATACAACATTTTGTAGAAATATTATCCAATGAAAACGAATGGGTTTTTGATCCATTTATGGGAAGTGGAACAACAGGTGTTGTTGCTAAGAGAACGGGACGAAATTTTATTGGAGTCGAATTGAATAAAGACTATTTTGAAATTGCAAAGTCCAGAATAGAGGGAAAACCAAATGAAACCAACAGTAATTGATTTATTTGCCGGTGTAGGCGGCTTATCGCTTGGATTTGAAATGCGAGGATTCAATGTGCTTGTGGCAAATGAATACGATAAATCAATTGCTGCTGCTTACACAGCAAACCACAAAAGCACAAAAATGATTGTCGGAGATATAACCTCGCTGGATTTAGATAAAACCTTTGGGCAGTATAAGGGAAAGGTTGATGTTGTCATTGGCGGCCCGCCCTGCCAGGGATTTTCACAAAAAGGTCAGAGAAAAACCATTCATGATGAGAGGAATTTTTTGTTTAAATACTATGTTGCAGTAGTGAAACTTGTTTCTCCGAAGTATTTTGTGATGGAGAATGTACCAAATCTACTTACCGCCGAGGGTGGGTATTTCCGCAAAGAGATAGAAGAATTATTCAACGATATGGGGTATTCATTACAATATGGTGTATTGAATGCATCTGATTATGGAGTACCACAGAATCGCCGTAGAGCTGTAATTATTGGAAAATTAGGAGGAAATGCACCATGTCTTCCGAAGCCAAAGAGCAATACAGTTACGATATGGGATGCAATTAGTGACTTGGCGTTTCTTGAGTCTGGAGAAGGACAAGACGAGCAAGCATACAAAATGCCGCCCGAAAGTGAATATGAAAAACTTCTTAGGAAAAATTCAGAGGTATTATACAACCATGTTGCGACCAAGCATTCGGCATTAGCCTTAGAGAGACTTGCTCTGATTCCACCGAATGCAGGAAGAGAGGTATTACCTAAAGAGCATCTTACCAAGTCGATTTATAGTGGAACATGGACTCGAATGAGAAAAGATGAAATATCAGTCACTATTACAACAAGATTCGATACGCCGTCTTCAGGAAAGTTTACACATCCATTTTTAAACAGAGCGATTACAGTTAGAGAGGCCGCACGTATTCAATCATTTCCAGATACGTTTCGTTTTGTTGGAAACAAGGGTTCTCAAATGAAACAGGTGGGGAATGCTGTACCACCTTTATTGGCTGCGGCTGTTGCCGAGGTAATTATGAAGGATATGAAGGAGGAGTTAAAGAATGAACAGACCAGATAATATATCGGTATACGATGAGCTTGATTTAAAACTTGGAATCAAATCATCGCTTCCTCATGTTAAAAGTACTATTGCACTGGCTATCTTACTGTGGGAATGTGCCGATAGACCGTCAGAGTTAATTTATTCTGTACAAAATAACGATGGAATCGTAATGACAGATGATTTGGATCAGTGGGTCATTGATTACTTGGCAGACATTTGTACAGAAGACCAGATTGACAACGAAACGCTGATATCCGCAATTAATGAGAATCAGTTGTTTAAATCTCAAATGGAAGCACTAATTGTTGCATTTGAGCTTGTCTGGAAACTCGCAAAAGTCAGTTTTGTTGATGAGAACAAGGCAGCAAGTGCTGAACGCACTGGAGGTACCAGATACCCCAAAAAACTGATTTACACAATAAATGCTGATATCATTCACTGCCTGATTGAAAGCAACAGGGATGCTTATGTCAGAGTGTTGCTGGCGTGGATAGGGTTCAATGTTAATAGTGATCCTGAATGCGAAGAGCAACTCTGCCAAATGTTGTCTGTTCTATCGGAGGGAGCTGTATTTAAACTTACCGATGGAGAGCGAGACGTTATATTTAATCAGAATAGTTTATACAGAAAACTATTAGAGACACATGACTCAGTTGATATCAATGGGGATAAAGAAGCTAAGGGCTCCTTACGCATTCTAAAATCGCTACTGTCGGATGGACTAAATCCGTTCTTGAAATATTCAAATGGAGTTGTTAGTACCAACGAACAAAAAGCCGCTGAATTAGAAGCGTATCAAGAAAGAGTGGATACCTTTTTGCGTTTGTCCGCAACAAAAGTTATTGGGTTAGAAGATGTTGACGCAGCGGATGAAGGCATTGCTCCACAAGAATATGAAGCTAATCGCTTGACGACAGGATGTAATGTATTGCTCTATGGAGTTCCAGGTTCCGGAAAGAGCTATACTATCGAACATGAGTATTGTAAATCAGGCAGTCAGGTTGAGCGACTTGTTTTCCATCCGGATTACACATACTCCGATTTCATTGGTCAAATCTTACCGGCAGTTGATGATAATGGGCAGGTAAGCTATAAGTTTACAGCGGGACCATTTACCAATATTTTGCGAGAGGCGTATAATCATCCGACTACGGAATATATCCTTATCATCGAAGAAATCAATCGTGGCAATGCGCCTGCTATTTTTGGCGAGGTATTTCAATTACTTGATCGAAAAGTCGAATACCGCGAGGTTGATGACGATGGATTTCCTATCGGAACAAGTGAGTATGGTATCACAAATGCCAATATTGCAAAGATTGTATATGGTGACGAAAAGCATAAAGTGCGAATTCCATCGAACCTTTCTATAATTGGAACAATGAATACATCCGATCAAAATGTATTTACTTTGGATACGGCATTCCAGCGCAGATGGGATATGCGCCTTATTGAAAATAATTTTGAAAATGTAGATCCATCGTTGGCAGATGCGACTATTTTGGATACTTCTGTGACCTGGAAAGACTTCTGCACAGAAATCAACAAGATTGTGGTAGGAAACGGTGCCAGAATGACATCAGCAGAAGATAAGCGTCTGGGTGCATATTTCGTACATCTGAGAGATCTGAAGTTTGATGAAAGAATGGGAGATCTTGCAGATGGAGAATATGACAGTCTGCGTAAAAAGGAAAGTCATAAGCAGCTCACAGATACTGAGAAAGCAAGACTTGCAGAAGTACGAGATGCGATGAAGCAGAATCGAAAATTCCCAGAAAAGGTAATTAAGTATTTGTGGGATGATGCCTTTAAATTTAATCGAGAGATTATGTTTGAAACAACAGAGTACCAAAGTCTGGAACAGGTTATTCGAGCATTTATGTATGCTGAAAAACTTGATAGGTTTAAGATGTTTAAGGAGAATGTGAGGAGTGCATTCACAAATCCGGAAGATTAAGGCGGTGAGTTGATATGGATTTAGATGAAGCCTTTGGAAAGCTTTCAGAATTTAATATAAAAGATCACTGCCATGTGAATACAAATGAAGATGGAGACCGCTTTGTCGGCATTAAGGCCGATACCGATGATGCGATGGTTTATTTCCCTATCGGATATCAATTACCAGACGAAGACAAAGCAATTAGGAATGATATCAGGCATCTTATACAGGTTCTGTCCGAATTCACAACGCGAGATGACAGACTGCTTGCGGTTAACAAATTTGCTGCACCACAATCTGTTGATTTTCCAATCAATGCATACACAAGTGTGATAGAGTATTATTTTGATATTGGTGGAAAATATTATGTAGAAACAGAACAAACATATAAGGTGGCTCCGACCGGAAAGCAAGACTGGGCAAGGACTGCAAGAAAACAAATGCCTCTGGTGCAGTGCAAAAACGGAGTCAGTTCATTTATATATACAAATTTTGAGGTGCGTTCTACCACACCAAACGACGCAAAGCTTATAACGCAGATTAATAAATATTGTGTGTATGAAGCTTTTGAACGATTGGGATGGCTTTATGTTCCGTATAAACCTGAGAAACCGGGTGTATACCCAGATATTAAGACATCAATTCAAATAGTCCGTTCTAAACTTGCAAGTACCTACGATGATAAGAAAAAGAGGCTCTTTCAGGGAATGAAGGATATGCTTGAATACATGGATGAGAAAACATCAGATAAGCAGTTCTATTTTGGCACAGATGATTTTGACCATGTGTGGGAAAAGTTGATAGACAGAGCATTTGGAGAAAGGGATAAGGAAAAATATTTTCCTCGTTCCAGATGGTTGCTTGATTATGGAAAATATAAAGAAAAGCATCCGCTGATGCCAGATACCATTATGATTTATAATGACAAATATTACATTTTGGATGCTAAGTGTTATAAATACGGAAGAACAGGAATTCCAGACCATTTGCCGAATGGATCATCTATCAATAAACAGATTACCTACGGAGAGTATCTTGAAAAGTATAAAGGAGTGAAAACAGATTCGCTATTTAATGCCTTTATTATGCCATACAATATGGAAGAAAACTATTTTAAGCTGAATTCCTTTGTGGGAAATATTGGAGAAGCCATTGGAGACTGGCGATATAATAAAAAACCGTATGAGCGAATTCAGGGTATTGTTATGGACACCAGATATCTTATGTATCACTATTCAGGAAAACCGTTGAAGGAAAAGGTGGCTCTCGCAGAATGTATTGAAGCTGTTCTGGGAAGAGATGAGATTAAATCAACAGGAGAAAATCCGATAGTACCACCATCCTCCCCTGTTACATATACTACTATGCCTACCAGACCTGCATCAATGGTAGCGGAATCGCCAGCACCGTACGGTGTACATGATGAATAATAAAAAGCGAAAAATCCCTTTACTTGGAATTGTCCGAGTAAAGGGATTTTTTCAGTTTTCTTCTTTTTCACGCTTCCTTTTTCTGTATCTGTCCTGGGTAACCCGATTACAGCATTCTGTGCTGCAGTATCTGACTTTTGTGGAGGTCGTTCGTACCAGAAAGTATTTTCCGCAGCGAGGATTATCGCAAGGACGGTATAATTCTAAATCAGGCCTTAAATAGAATATGGAAAAATAAGCAGCGCATAATAATGAATCAACTTTCCAGGAGGGAGACATAGTTTTGGCATTATACACCGGGTGTATTCCCCCAAGATTGGCATTGATTTCTTCACCGACTATATAATCAGCTATTTCAATCAAACCGGCTTTCAAATTGTCGCTGAGATTTTCAATGCGCGGATCAGTACAAAAAGTCAAACTCGAAAGGTCAATAGCTGCAACTTCATGAAAAAAATGAAATAAAACCTCTGTGATTTTTCTATTCATGCCGGTATCTTCTCCGTTCACATACATTGCAGTGATGTTTTTGAATATATCAGATTTAAATCCGGGAACGGAGGAGTAGCCACCTATAATATCATTATATTCGGATATATTGAGAGAATAAGTGCCAAATATGGAATCATTTATTGTAAAAAAATCACCATCAAATTCTTCTTGTTTGCGCATTGGCGAAAGCATAATGGGCGGGTTTTGCAATAAATCTACATATGAATGATGGCAGCTAATATATTTTATATCGGTCATGTCAGCTCCATACGAAAAATCCTTTGCAAATAATAGCACTGCGGTTAGTTGCAATATTTTTAGATAATTCTTGTGTATTTCATTTGCCGCTGTCATCAGTTCAACGGTTAATCGTAATCTATCGATAATATTGTAAAGTGACAGCTCATCGATTTCTTGATAGCCCATTGATGATATAGGAAATATGAAACCATTGTCTTTCATAAAGCGGGCCAGTTCCTTTGAATCTTTTCCAGGTAATGCTATAAGTTCACCCAAAATATTAGATTGCTCTATTGAACCATTATCGGAAATACGGACTAAGCCCTTTTTTGCAGCATATCCGAATATTCTTTTTTGCTCTGGATGTGCTTGCAGTTTAAATGTACGCTTAGGCTCCATGCCCGGCGTTATATGCTCAATATCTTCTACACAATCACAAGAGCAGCTCTCAAACTTGAACAGTATGTTTTCATAAAAATTTTCTCTGATTTCAGGCATAATGTAGTCCTCTTCTTGTAATGAAAGTCATGCAATTTGGCATGGCTTTATTTTTTGGTCTCAAAAAAGTAATGCTAAATTATATGTATATTTAGAATTATACTAAAAAATCATCGATAAATCAACTCAAATAGCATTACTAAATTGTAAAAGTAATGTGTAATTTTGCTATCTTCCATTACTATTTTGCTTTCCCTATACTTTAAGTAGAACAAAAATGTGTTCTGCCGTCTCAGCGTTCATCCACTGATCAAGGATGCCCGAAGCGGTGAGACGGACAACAATCGAATAAAGTCAACCCATCGGGACGGTTGGCCAGTTAAGAAGTGAGGATTCATTCTTATGGCCAATTATTATGGGAAGTCCTGTGTGGATTCTCACTTCGGTATGAGACCGAAGGAGGGTCTGCACTATGGACAATCTACAGACAAACAAAAAGTATTTCATTCCAATGGAGGTAACACCGGAAACCATCAAGGCATTCAATATCAATGCCGAAGAGGTACAGTGGTCGAGAATCGGAAATAAGAAGGTTAAGGCGATTATGGTTCCGGCTACGGAGGAGCAGTATTACGCATATATGCGTCCGCTGTGGCGTGAGGACAAGCAGAATCAGAGGGCAAGCAAACAGGAAGAGGAGGGCAAAATGAAGCCGGTGTCACTGGATCAGCTCTACGAAGATACAGAGTTTGAGACAGCCGATCAGGCTACAGATATTGAAGCTGATTATATGAAGAAGGTTTTGCTTGAGGAACTGCATAACGCACTGGACGAGCTGGAAGAAATCGACCGTACCATTATGGAAATGTATAGTCAGGACTGCACCGAAACACAAATCGGACAGGTTGTGGGCATGAGCCAGCGTGGTGTCAGCGAGCGCAAACAGCGAATTTTTCGGAGACTCCGCACTCGCCTGAAGGATTACAGATAAAAAAGATGACATAGAACTAGATATTATCGATGGTAGCTGAATCTAAAACACCATAGGGAGAGTAAATTATAACTACAGCAAGCCACATTGGACAAAATCCTTTGTGGCTTGTTTTAAAGAGAGTAATTTGAGTTTACAATTTTGGATTCCTTCTTCTCAACTTTCGATGTTCCTTTGCCGGCTTAGAACGGGAAAAGATTTCTTTTAATGTCTGCTTTTCTTCCACAGAAAGCTGAGTGACTTTCATCTCCAGATTTTTGCAGAAAAGAAGCAAAAGACCATTTATATAAGCATCATTTGATGGCTCTGTATCGTCATCTACGGTAGTAGGTATTTGAGTTACAAAGTCATCAATGATACTTTTGACCATGCTTTGATAGTCAATGTCGCTGGCGGTATTGCTATCTTTCATATGAGTATTTCGTAGGTCAGCGACAATCGGTTTTAGGTCTGCTGACAGAATATTCATATAATATTGCTCTGACTCAATGTGTGAATTATCAAATACATTTGCAAATGTATCGGTGGAATCGGCACCAAGCTCTGTTAATTTGCATCTCATCACATCAAGAAAAGCATTCGCTATCTGGATTCCCTTATCGTTAAACCCATCAATATAGATTTCCAGGTCAGTCATGAATTTTTTAAAATTTTCATGTGTGAGTAATTCAGATAATAATCGAGGGTTATATTTTTTATCAGTCAGTATTTGTATGGCATCGTCATTTAGGCGCAGATCAGATACTGACTGATTTTTATGTTTCCGTAATTCTGTCCTGCAAAGAAGGTAATCTGTGCTTACGTTGTAAAAATTAGCAAGCGTTATAAGATTGCTGAGTGACATATCTATATTTTCATCTTTTTCATAATTGCCAAGCGTGGAGCTGGGAATACCGGTTGCATCGGATAACTCCTGTAACGACATTCTTTTTTCTGAGACTCTCAAATCTTTCAGTCTTTCTGGTATGGTAAGTTTTGTATGCATAGTATGTTCCTCGTTTTTAAAGATACAGATAGATTACCATGATATTGCCATGAGATAAAGAGAAATTCTTTTCCTGTCTTGTCCCAGATGTTGGAAAAATTTATAAAAACAAAATTTTTCCAGCATCTTGGATATACCGAATCGGCATAGAAAATCTGAGAAAATAATTTCATAAACCGAGAAGGAAGGGGTGAAAAATTTATGAAATGTTGGAAATACATCAGCATGACAAAGCCGATAGGCGTAGCTCCGTGAAAATTTATTTTCATGGTTTTAGGGGATTGGGGCATTTCCCCAACAAGCTAAAAATGCATTTTGTGTGCACAAATGCACTGCTTGCCAAGTAGCGAAATTAGGAATGACAGAGAGGATAAGACAATGGAAAATGTAACTTTTGATTATAAGTTTTACAGGATACCTAAGAGATTTTTTAAGGAAGACATGTTCAGAGATATGACAAATGCAGCAAAAGTATTATATGGAATACTGCTGGATTGCAAGTGCTTGTCAGACTCCAATGGAGACGCATGGCGTGATGAATATGGAATTACCTATATCATTTTCACAATCGAAGAAATTATGAATCTGATGAACCTGGGGAATAAGAAGGTTAACAAAATGTTGAAGGAGCTGGAGGAGCATGGCTTGATTTACCGAAGACATCAGGGCTTGGGAAGACCGAATAAGATTTATGTTTATGATTTGCTCAAAGCAGATAATTCAAATTGGCTGCCAAAACAAATTATATTCGGAAAGGGGAGCAGCAATGAGAAAGAAGTATTATGAAGATGCAAAAGAGAATGCAGCTTTTGAGAGATGTGCAGATGTAATAACATCCCTGATTCTAAAATATGGACCGGCTTTAAAACGAAAATGGAATCTAGACGAGTGGATTAGGAATATTCAGGCAGAGAGTCTATGGAAAGACATAGCTTGCAAAAGATATCAGCGGTATTTTATTTGCATGATGAATATGAAAAGTCTTCCTGTATGACAAAATCAAATTGACTAATACTAATTAGCAATATATAATATAGACAAAACGAAAATGACATGAACGGAGGAACAATGAAGTGGAGAAGGTTATAACACTCGAGGAAGCATTAAAAAGAATTGAAGAATTAGAAAATGAAAACGCCGAGTTACGCGAAGAACTGGAATATTATAAAAATCGTAAATTAAGTGGAAGGCAGAAGCACAATGCAAAATGGATGGCAATCTACAATGATTTTGTTGATTGCTATGAGAACGGCATGGCTATGATAGAGATTGCAAAACGAAATAATGTCAGCGAGAGGACGATATACAGGTATAAGGCGTATTATGACAAGATGAGGAACACAAAGGAGAATGTGATAGAGTAATTGAAGAAATTAATAGTAAAAAACATATTGCTGGCGTCAGCAATATGTTCATAAGAGGAGGAAATTTGAATGGAAAAGAGAATAATAGAATTGTACAGAAGAAAATTTGATGATATCCGACATGAAGCGGATGGCATTGAGTATTGGTATGCAAGAGAACTAATGAAATTATTGGATTATGTTCAATGGAGAAATTTTGATAATGCAATAAATAAAGCAATGATTTCATGTGAGAATAATGGAAACGTAGCAGAAGATCATTTTTCAAGAATTAACAATACAATTGAAGTTGGAAACGGTGCACTTCGTGAAGTTGAAGATTATATGCTTACTCGTTATGCATGTTATCTTATTGCTGAAAATGGAGATCCACGAAAGGAACAGATAGCTTTTGCACAAAGCTATTTTGCGGTTCAGACTAGAAAACAGGAATTGATTGAAGAAAGAATTTCTTATATCGAAAGAACAGAGGCAAGAGGAAAATTAAGGGAATCGGAAAAAAGATTGTCTCAAAATATATATGAGCGTGGAGTGGATGATGCAGGATTTGGCCGTATCCGGTCTAAAGGAGATCAGGCTTTATTTGGTGGATTTACCACGAAACAGATGAAAGAACGTTTGGGAGTACAGGATAAAAGACCACTTGCGGATTTCCTGCCAACACTTACCATTGCCGCTAAAAATCTTGCAACTGAAATGACAAATTATAATGTTGAAGAAAAGGACTTGCAAGGAGAATCTGCAATCACTGTTGAACATGTGGAAAATAATACTTCTGTTAGAGATATGCTTGGACAAAGAGGAATTAAACCAGAAGATTTACCAGCATCGGAAGACATTAAGAAACTGGAACGTAGAGTGAAGAGAGAAGAGAAAAAGCTTGCAGAGCAATCTGGAAAGTTGACAAATGAATAATACAGGAGAATATTCTGATGAAGGGCATTCCGGCAAGAATATAAAAGGTCGTCAGGAATTTATGCGGATGCTGAATGATATTGAAGATGGCAAGGACGGAGTTGATTTCGTCCTTGTATTCAAATTGTCACGATTTGGCAGAAATGCTGCAGATGTGCTCAGCTCTTTACAACTTATGCAGGATTATGGTGTCAATCTTATCTGTGTAGAAGATGGAATTGACAGCTCAAAAGAAGCCGGTAAACTACTTATATCTATTATTGCTGCTGTAGCAGAGATGGAACGTGAGAACATAAGAGTACAGACGATGGCAGGACGTGAGCAAAAAGCCAGAGAAGGAAAATGGAACGGTGGATTTGCACCTTATGGATATAAGCTGGAAAATGGAGAACTTGTCATCGCAGAGGATGAAGTGGAAATTATTCAAATGATTTTTGATCGGTATATTCATACTAATGATGGAATCAATGGCGTTGCCAATTATTTGAATAATCATGGTTATACAAAGAAATTACGTCAAAACGGAACAATCCCAGGTTTCTCATCAAGTTTTATCAAAAAGATTATTGATAACCCGGTGTATATGGGGAAGATAGCATACGGACGTAGGCGCACCGAAAAGAAAACAGGAACCCGTAATGAAACGCATGTAGTGGAACAATCGGAGTTCCCTGTATATGAGGGAATCCATGAAGCTATTATTTCTGAAGAGGACTGGAATCTTGCACAGGAGAAACGCTCTAAAAATAATTACAGAAGAGAAAAGATTCATGATCCGGAGCATGCACATATTTTGTCAGGAATATTGAAATGTCCATGTTGTGGAAAAGGAATGTATGGCAACATTGCAAAAGCAGGGCGGAAAGATAAGAAAACCAGATATTACTACTATTGCAAGAATACAGTAAATGCCACAGGACATAAATGCACTTTTCGATGTAACATTGAACAGTCTCAAATTGATGATGTGCTTGCAAAATTGATTACGGCAATGACTAGGGAAGGAAAATTCAAGGATGCCATTCAAGACAGAATCGGGGCAACAGTTGATACTTCTGATTTGGAAAAGCAGTTATCTGTATTAAACGCAAATCTCCATCAGGCAGAGACAATTAAAACACGTCTTGAACAGCAGATGGATAATCTGGATGTTACAGATATTCATTACGATAAAAAAATTTCAGATTTACAGAGACGATTAGATATCCAATATGATAAAATAGATGAAGTGGAAGAGGCAATCGCAGATTTGAAGTCTCAGGTATATGAACTTAAGAAAAATCAGATTGATGCTGACAGCATATACGGCTTTTTGAACGCATTTAATGAATTATATGCAGAATGTACGGATGCTGAAAAGAAACAGTTTATGCAGGCATTTATTGAGCGTATTGATATATTTCCAGAAAGACGAGAAGATGGTAATTGGATTAGGAATATCAGATTTCAATTTCCGGTACCGATTCTTAGAGATGGCAAGGAAGTAGTTCGAGTTGATGGTATTTCTTTGGATAAAGAGAAGTCTGATGAGCATACTGTTACCTTGGAAAAGTTTCCAACACTTGAGACGGTAGTACTGCTTTCCTACAAAAAGCCAGACGGACATATCAACGTAAAAGTTGAGTTTGGCGAGGGTGAGGGAAAAGTTCCGCTTGATAATATCGCTAAAAGAGCCGAAGAATATAAGCCCAAAGAACGAGTGACCTACAAAATGATAAAGGAGTACATAGAAGCA